TGCTATCGAAAACGGCGACACAATAGTTTCTGTGTATAGCGATGGCACAAACAAGAACGTAACTTTTGCATTAGGATCTTTAGCGGTTGAAGAAGGCGCTGTCTATGCTGATGCTTTTGATACCCAGCTTCCTCATATTTATGAAGATATCGGACTCAAAGTTGTATCTAGGCTCAAGTGGGATGATGCAGAAGCGCCTTTTGATTGGGACAAGCAAACCTTTGAAAGATATAACAAAGGCGAACCTGACGTTGTGTTCATGGCTTTTGACCCCGAGTACTTCGGTCCTTACACCACAGACACTGGTTACTATGTAGACACATACGCAGAAGGTATGCGGTCTATCAGGGAAACCCGCCGTCCGGAACAAGAAAGAATATCTCCAAAGCTAAAGCAAGCGGTTCAGGACAGGATCGATAGAAAAATAACTGCTGCGGAACTGAACGACACATTTAGAAAAGAAGGTCGTTACGTTAAGCCCATGCATCCAGACATGGTCGCCCCCTTAAAGCCAGACGGTCACTACATCAATGCGCTTGCCATAACGGATTCAGGGTTAGTAGATAAGAAGACTGGCGAGAAGAAACCAAGAAAAGAAACCTACTGGATGGCTGACGTTTTGGTTGATGGTCAGAGAGTTGGCGCTCGACTAGACATTCCGTCTTACAAAGACCCCGACGTAGATGAGCGGGCGGATATCGTTACTGTACATTCTGCAAGACCTAGAAAAGACGGTGAGCCATTCAGGGGCACGGCTGGTACGCGCCTTGGTTATTACCCAACAATTCGCCTAAAAAATATCTCGTTTGCATCGCCACAAAACGCCGCAACTAAGATTGCACGGGGCGGAGCTAAAACCACGATTGCGACTATCGAGGGTGATTACGTTGCGGCAGACCATGAGCAGAACAGACTAGATTTTATAGCTGCCATGGATGATCCGGCTTGGACTCAGGTCTCGATGAATCCTGAGCGTCACACGTTCTTCTACGATCTAGAAACACAAACCCCTGTGATCGGCGGCAGCATGGGTATTCAAGTAGGTAATCTGGTGTTAGTTAAAGATGCCGTCCCTGACGATGTAGAAAACTATTCCTACATCAAGAAGAAGCAGATCAACAAGGAAACAAACACGCTTGATGATGGAAGCCCTTCGACAAACCAGTTCAGTTACAACGATGAAATAGACGGTCAGTCAGACCTTGCCAGAAGACTTAAAGGGTCAAAAATCTACAGGTCGTTGGCTGATCGTTACGCACCATTAGAAGACTTCGAAAATCAAGCAGCAGACTTCTTGGGGGTCGGAAGGCTACCTGCGAGCATGTCACCAAGAGATAAAGAAAACTTGTCTCACGGCAAAGTCCAGAATGACCTTGATGCATTCCACGAAAATTATGTGGACCCGCTTGGCGATTTAATTGCAGAGCTAAAGGTAGACCCTGATGCTGTTGGCACATATCTAATCGCTAAACATGCGGCAGAGCGCAACGACTCAATAGCCGCAAAGGTCAAAGCGCAAAGAAAGACAAACATAGACAGAACCGAAAGAGAGATAGAACGACTACTATCAGACACTGGCGTTGATCACTCCGTATCTTTAGCGACTCAAAAGGAAAAGCTAAATAACTACAAAACAATGCCGTTGGCGTTTCAAGATACAGGCTCCGGCATGACCTACGATCAAGCGGCAAGCGTCCTCAATCTTGCCGAAAGGGAAGGCACAAAGGCAGGCATGGAGCGTATCGCGAACAAGGTCTACGAAATGCTTCAGCACCAGCGAGACATCATGGTCGAGTCCGGTTTGATGGACGAGGACACAGTGTCGGACTGGGAAGCAAATTACCAGTTCTATGTCCCTCTTAAAGGTTTTGCCGCAGAAGAAAATGATGATGATTATTCTCGATCAACTAGTCGCCATCACTCTAAAGCTAGCGGTTTTTCCGTTGTAGGTAGCGAAAGCATGAGAGCGAAAGGCAGAAAAACGTTGCCTGTCAATCCTTTGTTCACAGCTATCGAAGACGTTCAGATGAAAATTATTCGGGCGCAAAAAAATAAAACCGCCCAAGTTTTACTAGAACTTCTTGGCGAGCTGGGTAACAGCGACTCATATACGATATATAACAACAAGTTCAGACCGCCCAAGCGTAGTGACGAGCTGACCATGCAAGACATGGATGAGATGAAGAATGCGACAAGGGTTAATAAAGACCCTAAGTATGTTCAGGTTAAGAAAGGTGGGCAGACTTTCTTTATTGAATTTAAGAGCGACACCCTGAACCATGCGCTACAAGACATGAGCGTCCCCATGTTAGATCAAGCTAACAACAGCATGCAAAAGTTTTTGACTCTAGCGAACAGATTCCAGACGTTTAGGCGCAACATGTTGATTAACTACAACCCTTCATGGGGATTAGTCAACCCTGCGCGAGATGTTCAGACTGGAATCATGTATGCGCTCGCATCGAAGGACAAGCTGGGCAGCAGAGTTCAAGGTGAGAATCTAGTAGGCAAGATGGCAGCTAGTTATCTGCCTTCGATGAGATCAATGTATCGCGTGATGAGGGGCAAGCCTGTAAGAGAAGGCACGTTGGACCAGTACGCAGTAGAGTTTATGGAAGACGGTGCGTCTACGGGAATTATGCTGGTACGCGACCAAGACGAGCAGTTAAGAATACTAAAGAACAAGCTAAAGAAAGGTTACACCAGGGAAGCTTTGAGAGCTATTGCCACTTGGGTGGAAGACTTCAACACGACGATGGAAAACGCCATACGGTTGGCTGCTTACACCGAAGCTAGAAAGGCTGGCACCGAAAGAGATACGGCAGCTTCACTGGCGAAAGACCTAACCGTCAACTTCAATCGCAAGGGCGAAGATACAGCGGTCATCAATGCGGGTTACTTGTTCTTTAACGCGCAGATTCAAGGCGTTGTTAATCAGGCTCAAGCTTTGAGTAGTGATACAGGCAAGATCACAACCGCACAGAAAGTGACTGCGGGTCTTGTTGCCTTAGGTGGAACATTAGCTGTCATCAATATCCTTACATCAGAGGATGACGATGATGGAGAGAAGAAGTACGCAGACCTGCCAGAGCATGCAAAGAATCGTTCGCTGTTGTTTATGTATAACAGTGACGAAGGGTTCGCGCTGCCAGCCTCATATGGTTACAACTTCTTTACCAACATCGGCAGGCTGGGTGCTGAACTGGCTTTTGAGATCAACACCGCAGAGGAGTCTGCGTTGTACCTGTGGGAAAACTTTCTGCTTAACTTCGTTCCGGTTACTCCAGCTAGCGGTGATAGCTGGGAAGAAAATATGCGAGGTTTTTATCCCGACCTGCTTGAATTGCATGTCGATATGCTAGCTAACAAGAACTTTTTTGGTAGTCAGATTTACATCGAGCAAAACCCGTACACGGTTGAGCGATCTAACGCCTACAACTCTAGAAGGTCTACTCCCAAGGCGTTTACTGAATTTACCGAATTTCTCAACGATGCTACGGGCGGGGATAAGTATCGAGACGGTTTTGTGTCGCTCAATCCCGACAAGATCAAGTACACCTATGAGTACTTCTTGGGCGGTGTGGGCAGATTCGTGAGCCAGTCTTCTGACGTAGCGGCAAGAATGATGTCGGACGAAGATTTCAGAAAACAAGACCTGCCTGTTGTCGGCACCTTCTTTGAAAGTCCGTCTGAATACAAAGACAGGTTCGAGTACTACGCCAACTGGGAGGAGAGCAGAAAGATCATCACGAGATTGAAAGAAGCGTCAAGTGTAGAAGAGTTAGAAGCCCTGCGAACTAAGTATGAATCTTTTATTCCTGTCATCGAAAACCTTCAAGGCGGGCGCAGAAACAACAGCTTGTACGCAATGGCAAACAGAGATCTAAAAAACATCTCCAAAACTCGAAGAATTGTAGAGAAGCAAAACATCCCTGATGAGCGACGCAAGGAGCTGCTCAAGGAGTTGCTGGATAACGAGAACGCGATCTTTGATATCTACAACAAAGCGTACAGGAAAGCAGAGAAAGGCATTAAGAATTAACCAGAGGTAAGTAGCATGAATGACAAAGGAATAGTAATCCCGACATGGGCAATCCCGCTGGTTGTTTCTCTATTTGTGGGAGCCATCAGTTATGGCGCTGCAACAGCAAATGCCGAATCCACGACTCAGGAAGTAAAGCGCATTGAGAACATCGTTCAAGAGACAGCTAGAAAGGCGCAAGAAAATGGACAGGCACAGGCTGTCACATCAACAAAGGTTGACGCAATCGTTGAATCTCTGGCTCGACAAGAGAAGATTCAAGAGAAAACCAACGAGCAAATTCAAGCGTTAGTTCAGGCGCTACTCGCCAAATGACGATGGCATTCGCTTTACTGTTCTTTATCAATGGTGACATTGATGAGAGCAAGACCCTGTACTTCTATCAAAAGCAGAAGTGTCGCTATACCTGTCAAGAACTGTCGAAAGATCAGAGCTACTACGACTCGATTAATTGCACTTGCCGCCTGCGGTGGGTGGATAACACACAGGTGGTGATCAGGTAAAATGATTGCAGAAATAGCTACGGTCATCAGCGTTGTCAAAGGATTGAATGACGCTATCAGCACGATGAAAGAGTCTGGCGGTCATGCTAGTGATCTGGCTGGCGTGATGGGTCGCTACGCAAAAGCTAACGAAGCGGTGCAAGATGTTGAGTCGAAGCATGTCGGTAAGTTGAGTGTGCAAGACTCGATGCAGCTGACCCTAGCCAAACGACGTTTGACACATTTTCAGCAAGCCTTAAAAGATCAGATGTTGATGGCTGGCTTGGGTGCAGACTACAAAGAGATTATGAACAGAGTCGAAGAGTCGCGACTAGAACATGAAAAACAAATCATTCGCAAGAAGAAAGCGCGGCGAGAGAACATCGCATTCCTAAAAACGATGGGCGTAGCAATGACTGCCGCCGTGATTAGTTTCGGACTGATACTAGGAACACTGATGCTCATATTCAAAAAGTAATCATGAGCAAGGGTAGGCAAGATGTAATCTCTCAACTGGAACTTTGCTGTCGGTCCCGTTTTGTAAGTCATTGATTTAAAACGATTCAACTAAGTTAATCAGGGTCATATAAAATCTGTGAAGACTTCAATCGTTACCAAGAAAACTCCCGTTTTATCTTTTAATATCAATGGCTTACGTTTTTAGCCAAAGATTACATTCTAACCTTATTTGATTACACTGTATGCCCTTACAGTATAGGGGAAAGAAACTATCTCTGATCCATTCCCTTGCGTGTAATCATTCCCTCCAACGCGCTCGCAGCTTTAGCTTTATGTTGGTGATTAAGATGCGTGTATCGCAACATCGACTTTGGTGAGGTCCATCCTCCCAAGTCCATTAAGGTGCGCTCACCTGTTCCCGACATAATGTGCCAGCTCGCAAACGTGTGTCGCAGTGTATGGAACACTACACCTTTCGGCAGTCCCGCATTCTTCACCGCAGCTCTCCACGTCGAATTGCACAGTGCAGTTTTACTAAACGGCTTGCCATTGCTCCTCACACTTCGATGCTCCTGAACAAAAACATACTCAATCCCCTTTGGATTATCCTTGGTGAGATACGGATACCTTTCCTCCAAATAATCCTTACGATCCCATCGACGGCGCAAAATTCTTTGTGCGTCTTTGTTCATGGGGAACGAAGTTGTGATTCCGTTCTTCGCATCCTTCGCCGCCAAATGCATCACCGTGAAGTCTGGCGATATGGCTGACCACTTGAGTAGCCTGACCGTCTTGTTGCGTTGTCCGCAACACAAAGCGAACTCAACCATGTCAGCTCGCAGTTCATCCAGCCATCGCATCAACTCACGACATTGAATCGGCGTTAAATACATTTCCCGCTGCTCTTCTTTCAAGTTCTCAAACTTAGGCACTCGATCAATGACTTCCAGCTCATCTCTCGCGTAAACTAATACAGCGCGAGCGTAGGTTCTGTAATTATTGATGAAGCCGTTTGTCACTGGTTCGCCGGTCCAACGATTGGTTCGTCGGGACAGCTCGCCAAACAACTTGGTCAAAAGATATTTTTTCTCAAACTCCTTGATCGACAGGTCACCCCATCTTTCAATTAACTCTTTCACTATGTCGATAGTGTACTTTTGCTTTCTCTTACCGGTACGCTTTGTTGGCGCAGCAAGATATTCTTCAGCCACTTCTCGATAGGTCACGAAATTATCCATAAGTTTCTCCATTAATTAAGATGAAGAGACCGACAGCAGTGTTAGATTAACACCAGTCGTCTCTAATCTAAAGCTCCGTCAGCGAGGGACAAGTGGAGCAACGCTTGCCAAAAAGGACGCGAGGAGGTGCGCCCACCCCTCTAGGAGGAAACTAGTGAGTCTCTGTGGACTCTTCGTCCGCTGCGTAGGGGTCAGGCAGCAGCTTGACGGCTTCCTTCATATTCAGGTCCGCGCCCTTTTGGGCAGCGTTCAGCAGTGCTGCGAGCAAATCAATGCCAGCGTTGGTTTGCTGCGCGGTATTGAGCATCTGCTTGCAGGTATCGGAGATGTCATCGACCAAATAAGGCACGTTATCGATATTAATTACTTGTGGTTGTTCACTCATTTTTTCTTCCTTGCGTCATCACGCACGATTTGATATTTGCGGGGTGCACCCACGATTAACGAAGCTTGCGGCAGCATGAAAGACTTCGCAGTCTCATCACCGGCTCGACCGCATTCGGGACATCGGAGTTTTGGTTTGGTGTAATGTGGCTGGATGCCAGTCATCTCGACAAACACATCATCTGTCAGCTTGAGACCTTCATCACCCGCCTTGAGGATGTGTTCACGATGACCCTCGCGGCTTGTGTGAATGTTGAGGTGAGCCTCATGCCTTCCAGCCTGATCCACAACTCCTCGCACCCACACGCGATGATCGAACGTGGACTCCAGGTTTTGTGAATCTAAGTTTTCCCCGCCGTAAAAGACGGAGCCAGCAGGTCTGGTAATTCTTAGCGGCATGTTTTAAATCCTAAAACGGAATTTCATCATCATCGAGGAAGTCATCGTCAGACGATGGCGCTGACTTAGGTTTACTGCCAGACACTTTGCCGCCTGACTCTGTGAATTGTTTAAGATCCATCATGCCGTTACCTATCCAAGCATCTCTCACTTGCAGTACGGCACCGTTATCCGTTTTGACCACCTTTCCTTTCCAGTTCATGCGCGTCAAATCGTTGCCTGATTGGTTCAAACCTTCTTGCAACCAGTCAATAAAGTTCTGCCCGATCTGGAGAAATCCATCGTAATCATGCGCCTTATCGTCTGTCGCCCACGCTTGACCTTTGTCTTCCCGCAACACTTTCAAGCGGTCTAACTCTTTTTGCTTTTTCTCTGGACTCAGTTTGTACAGCCGACCATTTCCGGCATGAACTTCAAAATTACTCATCACACATCTCCGTGTTGTATTTGGACCTGCATTGCGCCCGTGGTTCGTCGGAATGAATCGATAGACTCATCCTTATTTAGCACCTCATCTTCGCCGCCAAGAAACTCAAATGCTTTTCGGTAGTCGATTGCTGGGTTCTTCATGATCACCTTCACGGTGGTTCTGCCATTACTGACAGAGCCTTCATACCGCGTGGCAATATCTTTTTTCAGCGACTCACTGGTCTTACCCAGCACGTCGAGAGCTTCTAAATCGTCACCGATTCTAGACTTGATGTCTGCGATTCTGTCTTGCATCGCAGTCAAGCGATTGAGTTCCTCGTCATGCTTGATGACCTCCGGCTCGTCGCTTTGTATAGGCTTGAGATGAACAGCACGGGTGACCTCGTCTCTGTGCTGCTCCTGAATCCAGTTGTACCAGCAGTGATACAGATCGAGCCTGCTTATGGTTCCCTTCGCTGGCTGCGGTAAATACTTGCGACTCAGCGGCTCAGTCAGGAAATCTTGCTTCCGTTCGACCCGCTCTAATGTGTATTGTGGTTCTGCCGTTTCATTTTTTGCGAGATAGCAAATAAAATCGCACCACTCAGCATCCAGCACTTCCATTTGCATATAGACTTGCATGAGATACATGCTACGCTTTGGCTCAAAAATAGAATAAGGAGTCTTGGTGTATTGCGGGAACGGGCACTTGATCTCGATACATCCGTCTATACCAACGAGACCGTCAGGACTAGCCGCGAGAAACTCATGATCACGATGAACAACCAAGCCTGTTTCTTCAACGGTGTAGCCTTGCAGCTCCTCCAAAAAGATACGAGCAGAATCTTCCATCATCTGACCGTGACCGACCGCAGGGACCATTTTGAATTCACTCTCAGCGCCAGCAATCGCTCTGACTTCTTGGCGAACCAAGCCATCAGGTTTCATGTACGGATGCTTGCCTTCGTATGCAGCGCAAACCGAAGCTTTAATCTTGCCGGCTCTTGCCGCATGCCACTCAGGTGACCCTTGGATTGCTAAACTCATTTCTCAGTCCTCCAGCCACGCTTGTTGCAAAGCAACTTCCAATTTTCCCCATCGTCCTCTAGACCTCGCTTTGCGAGTTCGATCTTAACTTTGTCGTATTTCTTTCGTGCAGCACTAAGAGTTTTCGCGTCGCTAACTTCGCACGTTCGCCAAACCCATAAGATTTTTTCATCTTCTGCTGCTTTTGTTTCTGAAGATTTACTTTGTTCAGTATTAGAAACATCTTCAGAGTCGTTAGCGGCAGGTTGCTCTGCGACCTCAGGCTTCAACCACATCGTGTAGCCCAAACCAAATTCGCCCATCGCTTTGACGCGGCACCGCTGTTTAGCAGTGTTAATATCTGTTGCTGAGGGGGACTGAATTGCTTTGCCTGCGCGATGAACCGGCAGGTAGGTGATGTTTGTGTGTTCGCCAATGGTCATCCGACAGCGAACTTCTGCGCTGCCATCGTCAAAGTAATGACACTCTCGACCACTGTGATCTTCGGTAAACTCCCAACGATACTCTGGGAAAGCGCTCATCATTACTTCGTGCGCCTTCATCCACGGCAAGTATGTCAGCACTTGATCGCCGATAACTTCCGTTTCGGTGCAAAAGGGTTTTACGTTGATATTTGTAAGGGTTGCCCAAATGTGGGCACGGGTAGGCATATCCATGTGTACATCTCCATTAATTCAGAAGATATATTACACCATGATATTTTATAACACTACTTACATATTGCTTATTTGGACTTATATATTAATCTTTTTCCGCTACGAGGGTCACCTTTAAATCATCCTTCGCTATAAGATCTTTTTTCCAATCTTCGACTAGATGCTTGCCGAAAGCGCTTGTTAATTTAGGAGATTTTAAAATGAGACTCACTAATTGTCGGTCACTAATTCGAGGGTTGTGTCTGATCTTTGTCACTAGTGTCACTAAAACTAATCCTTATCTCGATTTAAATTATAACTTATATAATAAATGAGTCAGCTTCAAGGTTAGTACGACTTTCGTTTGTGATATAAACCATCGTTTAGTGGTTACTTTGTGACCAACAAGTCAATGATGTCGCCAATGCTTTCTCTTTTGTTTTCATCGAGATAGAAGCCGCAAAGCTTTGCGAACTGCTTTGGCGTAAAGGTGTAATCGCTTTTTTCTTCAAACGCTTTGACGTAAAGGATAGCGTCAGTCATTTCTTGTACAGTTTTTTCGCGTGAGGTTGGCACCTCTCTTGATTTAAGCGTTACCCACAAATAAATATCAATATTGTACAAGTCGCAAAGCTCAACAACTCGCGTCGCGTCGCTTGGCAAACTACCTTTTATCCATGCTTGAGCTGAAGCTGCGCTGCATCCAGTAGCTTTAACAATAGCAGACGCTCGCCCCCATTCGGGAACCCCAGCGCTATCAAGCGCAGCTTTAAACACCTCTAATCGTTCTTTTCTTTGGTCAGCCATGAAATTTCTCCTGGTACAAAGATCACACAAAGCCTAGCCAATGGCAAGATAATTTCAACAAATGTTTGCAGCTAAGAGACATTACGCCTATTATTTCAACCTTCTAAAGATTTTTTACACATAGTAATTCACAAATATTTATACATGGATTGTTTGGTTTTATATGATATTTAGACCGGCTAATTTAAAGACAGATAATTACACCAGAATACCCAACCTCCTTCTTCGCGGCGGCACCAGCGCCAGCGACCTTCGATCAGACCAAATATCCCCCGAATCCTTAGGGGTTCTCGTCTATCTACTCAGCCATCGTGACGATTGGCAAATTACCAACAACCAGTTATGCACGGTTTTTGGCGTGGGTAACGGAAAGATGACGCGCATCACCAAAGAGCTTGAGACTGCTGAGTACATCAAACGAACAATGATTCGTAACACCGCCGGTCACGTCGAAAGCTGGGACTGGCTGGTCACGGATGTGCGTGGTCACTTCCCACTAGATCAACGATATCCAGATCAAGTTAAGCCAGATCAAGCTAATCCAGATCAGGATAACGATACCCAAAGAACAAATAGTTTAAAGAACAAACAAGGAAAAGAACAAATAAGTTGGCGCGACGATCTCCTTAACAATGTTCCAGAGGGCATTCCAGCTAAGGCATGGACCCTTTGGTGGGATTACAAATTGCAGGAACGTAAAGGCAGAAAGCCAAGCAAGAAAATGATCACCATGATTACGCAAGACTTCATGGTGTTTAAGAAAGACGACTTTGATTTGTTGGGGGTTGTGAGTTTTGCAATCAGCCGCGAGTGGAGGTCGATAGGCAAGCCCGATTGGGATGGTTTGAAATCTTATAAGGGTCACAAAAGAAAGTTGAATTTAATGGAGGCAGTAAGATGATGGACGTAAAGGAACTAGTTAGACATTTGGCACCAAACGCTACGGAAGTGTGTCGCGAGCTGTACACCGAAGGAAAATTCGAGTCAGGCAGATACACGATTGGCAACATTCAAGGCGACAAGGGCGACAGTATGAGTGTCACCCTGACCGGACAGTACGCAGGAAAGTTTATGGACTACGCACTTGGTGAGGGGGGTGATCTGCTCGATCTCATCATGCACCGGAAGAACCTCACTCTGGTTGAGGCGATGGACTGGTCAAAAAAACGGTTCGGTATACGAGACAATACGCCTGCAAAAAAAGTTGTCGCGGCGGAAAAAAAGACCTACACCCTTCCAAAACCACCCCCTAAAAATGAGCATAAAAATCTGCATGAATACATGGAGAAGAGAGGGTTTAAGGATGTGGGGGAAGTTTGCTTTCGGTGGAAGATTTATGAGGCTGATGGTAAGCGTGGACAAGATGTCGTTTTTCCG